AGGGAGATTATGAACGCTAACTGGGACACTTCTTTTTCAAGAATTGCCCTAAAGGTTAATATATCCGATTCGGTAGGGTTAGAACGTTTATACATGAACCCGTTACAAATTTCAAAAATGATTGCCGACAGTGCGGGCGAAGGTGGCGGCGGTTCTGGTGATTTGGTTGCTTCTGATTCAGGTACAACATACGAAACTCCTTATGCTATAAGCTATATGATGGCAGGGAAAATAGATACATCAAATACAAGATTAATTCAAAGCGCAAGCCTAAGCGATTCAGTTGTTTTTATCGGTGATTCTGTTGGTGAATCCGCTTTGTATTGGAGTCCTTCACAGATTACCGCAGCAGTTGGTGAAGGCGGTGGAACTTCTTATGATTCAGTTTATATTTATACGGAATTATATCGAATAAGGGATTCTATAAATGGTGTTTTAGCTATTCATGATTCAAGAATAACACAAAATGAAAATGATATTATAAGCTTATACGCTTTGATTGAAGGGTTAGGGGGCGAAGTTCCACCAAGATTTGATTCGGCAAATATCGCGGAGTTAACCGATAGTGTTGTTTACATATTCTTATCTAAAGGTGCTGATTCTGTTCCTAATTTCAATGACTTTACAATTACGGAAAACGGTGGTTCAGTTTCTATTGATAGTGTGACTTTATCTTCTAATTCTGATTCGCTTATTATATGGTCGGGAGCTTCTTTTACTTCCGGAACAACAGTTTTATCTAGTTACACTCCAAATTTATATCCAAGGCTTCAAGATGATTCAGGAAACGAGAATACAGGATGGACGAATAAACCAGTTGAAAACAACTTGCTCGGAACAGTATTTTCAGATGAATATACCCCTTACTATAATCAATTAGCGGTTAAACCTTCAGAAACGATTGCACAACATCAAGACACTCTATTTAGGGATATAGTTGCTTATGGCTTATGGGACACAATCAAGAGCGGTTTTATCTTAGCGCAAGAATCTAATATTAGTGATGCTCTAATTGATATAATCAATCCTTCTACGGTTCAAGGTACTTCGTCAGGAAGTCCAACTTTCACGTCTTTAGAGGGTATCGCGCACAACGGTTCGACTTCTTACACTGATTTAAAGTTTACGCCTTCTGATTATCCATACTTATTGAATGCAATGTCAATAGGTATCTATTCGAGAACAGCAACTTCAAATAATAACTCTTCAATTGGAGCAGTTTCTGGAACTGGAAATATATTTTTCACACCGCAACATACTGATAATCAAACATATTATGGAGTTAATACGGGAGCCTATTCAGCAGAAACCAACGGAACGGGTGGTGATGGATTTTATATATTTAATAGAATAAACGCCACAACGGTGACAGCTTCTTTAAATGGAACCGTTTATTCGAACCAAACACAGGCATCATCAGGGTTGCCCAACATACCAATTTGGATAGGGGGTTATAATAATGGCGGTTCTTTAGGTGAACCATCGAATTATCAATTATCAGTGGTTTTATTTATGGGATTATTAACACCAACACAGCAAGCAAATCTTAATACAGCAGTTGAAAAATACATGGATGCAATAGGAACAGGAGTACAATAGATATGAAAAAAATACTTATGATATTACTCGCGGTTATTAGTATAGCTGCGAGTTCACAAACTACTTATTATGTAGATGAAACAGATGGGAGTGATGTTGCGAATGGGTTAACACCGAGTACAGCATTTAAAAATATTTCACACGTAAACGGGTTGACACTTGTTGCCGGTGATAGCGTATTGTTTCAAGCGGGTGAAGTATGGCGCGAAACATTAATTCTTTCTTATAATGGAACGGCCGGTGAAGGGAATTTTATCGTATTTTCAAGATATGGCGAAGGTGTTAATCCTAGAATCATCGGTTCAGAAGAAGCAATCACATGGACTGAAACAGCAACTTCAAATGTTTGGCAATCAGCAACAACATTGACAAATTTATCCTACTACGATCAAGCAACTGGCGGTTGGGATGGTTATCAGGGTAGAATATTTTTTATTGAGCAAAACGATTCTATTTCTTGGGGGCACCACAACTTAACATCTTATCAATCTTTAGCAAGTGAGCATGATTATTTTGTAACTGGCGTTTCTAATGACATAAATCAAACGTATTATATTTATTCTGAATCTGACCCGAATACACAATATAAATCTATTGAAGTAACTCAAAGGAGCGTTTGTGTTCAATCAAGCGGCACAATCGGTAACTATACTGAATTTAATGGCATAGACTTATTATTTAGTAGAACTGAGGGGTATGATCTAGGTTATCCAGCTGAAAGGGGAGCAACTGACCAAATATTTAGAAATATGAGGATTGGTTATATTGGATCCCAACCATCAGGAAAGGCTTATGGCCTTTCGGTTGCAGCGAGTAATATGCTTATTGAAAATTGTGTAATTGGAGATTGTGGTCGTAGGGGAATTTCTATTAACTTATACAGAGAGCCACAAAGCACGGCAGAGGAAAGAGTATTAAAGAATATTATAATTAGGAACAACGTATTTAAAAGGGGGTATCATACAACTGGGTTGGATTTAAGTACCCAACAAACAACAAGAGATTCAATTTACAACCTTTATTTCTATAATAATTTTAATGATGATTCCGATTTTAACGGAGATATATGTCAAGGTTGTTTATCAAATCAACTTTATACACAAGCAGGGGGTTCTTATATAGACAGTATTTATATTTTTTCAAACACTTTTGTTGGAGCTAATGCTAGAAATATTTTATTTGAAGATGGTTCGAATATGTTTGTATGGAATAATTCTATTTTAGGACACGATACACTTTCTACCTTAGATGCTTGGTGGACGTTGGGTTCAACAAGAACATTAACTGTTGATTATGTAAATAATTTATATTACGATCCAACTTCACCGACTAGATTAGCTCAAAATTACGGAATAGGGAATGAGTTCGCGCCAACAACGTTTCCAACACGGGATTATAATTTATATTACCAAGAGAATCCTTTGAATGGTAATGATTTTACGGGTGGGACTTCTGGTTATTATAACACGACAGCTTGGGCGAGCTTCTTATCAGATAACCCAACATGGGACCAAAATTCACCAACCCCGGCAGACCCTGAATTTGTTGATTGGTGGAATGAGGATTTTAATATCGAAATAACTTCACCCGCTTATCATGCCGGAACGGATATGCCTTCCATAATGTTAACCGACCCTTATGGAAATACTTCTGATATGACAGCATATGACATAAACGGTGAATTATATGATAGTCCTCCAAGTATCGGAGCTTATGAATATGCAATTGCAGACCCAACCGCAACAGATATAACTTCTTTTGTTTTATCTGAACAATCAGGTGTGGCAACAATAAATTCAACAGCGCATACAGTAGATATAGAAACTGTTTATGGGACTTCTTTGACTAGTTTAACACCTACAATCGGAGTAAGTAGAACGGCAACTATTTCACCATTATCGGGAACAGCTCAAGACTTTTCTTCACCATTAGATTATACCGTTACGGGTGGCGATGCAGTAACAGAGCAAGTATGGGAAGTGACAGTTACGGTTGCAGAAGCTTCAACAGAAACGGATATATTGACTTTTACAATACCGAATCAAATGACAAGCTCCGTGAATTCAGGAAATCATACCGTAACAATTCAAATGCCTTACGGAACAGATGCTTCAAGTTTAACACCAACAATAACACTATCAAGTGGGGCAACAATAGACCCACTATCCGGCGTAGCGCAAGACTTCACAAATACTTTCAACTATACGGTTACGGCAGAAGATGAAGTTACTGAACAGGAATGGGATATTATAGTTATTGTAACAACTCAACCAACTGTTTTATTTTGGATATTTAATGATGGTTCAATAGGTGTTTTTGATAACGGAGAAAAAGCAGTAGAATATGAATAAAGGAAAACTAGACCAAAGAAGGGCATACGTTAAAGAGGTAGTAAATAAATCAGCCAGAACAAAAAGAGCGGTTTCAGACCTTGCCGATCAACTTTTTTTATCTGAACGAACGATATGGGAAGACCTAAGAAAATAATTTAGTGCAATGACTGTTTTAACAACCCGTTACTTAATAAGTAGCGGGTTTTTTTGTTCTATATTGCACCTTATGGATTTAAAGCACTTTGAAAATAAGGCACATGGCGAGTATGAAATAATTCTTTCTGGCGGAGTTGGTTTTAACTTCAAGGGAAAAGAAATCGCGCAAGAAATAAGATTCTTAAATGAAATCGGGGCAACTAAAATCACGCAAAGAATTAATTCTGGCGGTGGTTCTGTTATAGATGGGTATGATATAGCAGATGCCAACTTAAATTCCAATGCAATTATTGAAACGATTATTACTGGTTTAGCGGCTTCGACTGCCGGTTGGTTAGCAGCTACAGGAACACCCGGGCACAGATATATTGTTGATTATGGTAAAGGAATGATTCACGACCCATCATTGGGAAGTAAGAACATTGATGATTTACCAGAAGGGGCGCAAAAAGATCGTTTACTTTCAATTAAAGATTCTATCGCGGTTATTCTTTCCAATCGTTCCAACGTGAAGAAAGAAAAGATTAATAAAATGATGACGAAAGAAACTTGGTTATCAGCGGAGCAATGGGTTTCACTTGGTTTTGCAGATCAGGTTCAAAGTACATCAAATCAGCCGGAAATTAACAACGTTTCTAATATATTAGAATTTGTTAATATATGTCACGAGTTTAACGAGGGTGAACATTCAGCCCCTAAAATTAATAAAATGAAAGAAGTATTAAATCACTTAAAATTAAGCGAAGATGCTCAGGAAAGTTCAGCTTTAAAAGCTATTCAGAACCTAGAGCAGAAAGCGGTTGATGCTGAAAATAATTTGGTAGAGGCGATAGATAAAATTGAAGATTTATCGAATGAAGTTACCGAATTAAACAACAAAGCGATTGAATCGAAAGAAGATATCGAAGGGTTGCAAAAAGTAATCAACGGGTACAAAGAATTAGAACTTGAAAACGCTGTTTCAAAAGCTATTGAATCAGGAAAATTCGGTGAAGATTTGAAAAAGGAATTAACAAACAAAGCAAAAGAAATGGGCGTAGATGCTTTCAATTCTTTCGTTGATATGTTTAACATTCCACAAGCGAACGTTTTAGAAATTATCGATAATGGCGATAAGGGCGAAAAAAAGCTTTCTAAGGAAGAAAAACTTGCCGCTGAATATCAGGAACTTTCTGAAAACAACGTGGCCGAGTTGAAAAGAATTAAAAACGAAGAACCCTCTAGATTTGAGGAAATGTTTAACGCTTGGAACGAAGCATAAAAAATAAATAACCATGCCAGAAGTAGGAGTAATAAAACACGCATTTGGAGCAGCTGAATCAGTAGCTCTAACAGCAACAGGCGCACAGGCGATAACTGTTGTTAACGATTTAACATTGATTGATGGTGTTACTGTTGAAGCAACAGGAAACAGAACTATCAATTTAACTTTAGGCGATGACCTTAATGCAGGCGCTCGCATAGTAGTTGAAAGTAAAACCAACGGAACGGAAACTACAATTTTTGGAACGGGTATTACTGGCGCAACTATCACAGGCGTAGCGGGTAAAACTAAAGTTACCGAGTTTGTATATAATGGAACAGCTTTCGTGAACAGCGGGACACCAGTTCAAATTGACTAATAACATTTAAAAGAAAAAGAAAATGGCACAAATAAGTCCTAAAAAGTTTTCCGCTGAATTACAGAAACAGTTATTCCCAGAAAACGAGTTTTACAAGAAATCAAGAACAGAAACCGGTATTGGCGCAGATGTTGAAAGCGTTGATATTCCTGTTTCCGGAACTATTGGAGCAGCTAAAAGCGGTACTCCTGAAACTTTACCTTTGCAGATCAAAGCACGCGAGGATTCTTTAAAGAATTATCCTGTTGAGCAGCTTTACACTGACCCTTATTTGGTAACTAATGAGGAAAGTATCGTTCTTAATTACAATAAAGTGACTGATATAGCTAGTTCGCTTTCTATGTCGATCAATACTCGTGCGGCTGATATTGCAGCGGTTAACTGGGGTGCAACTCTAGCAACTAACATCGCGCAAACAACAGGAACGGCTAGAACTTCAAATGTAACCGGTACAACTGGAACACGTAAAGCAATCGCAAAGAATGATATTCTTAACGTTCGCAGAGTATTCAACAGAATGAACCTCCCTAATCGGGGTCGTGGTTCTATCTTTGGACTTCTTACCGCTGATATGGTAGATGACCTATTGAAAATTTCCGAGTTTGTTGATTATGATAAAACTGGCGAGCTTTCAAAGCTTTTAGCCGGTGAGATAGGATTCATCGCAGGTATCAACCTTATGATGAGAACTAACGACATTGGTTCAACTGGTGTAATGTATTCAGAGGCTGCGACTCCTGTTAAGCGTGCAATTGACGAAGCGGTTTCCGCAACTGATAACGCAGCGGCAATTTTCTGGCACACTGATATGGTTCGCCATGCAGAAGGAAACGCAAAATCTATCATAAATCGTGATGTTGCCGGGTACAACGGTGCTACTATCATTGAAAATATTGTTCGCTTCGGTGCAACTTTCGATCGTCCAGATCAGAAAGGTATTTTTGCCCTTGTTGAAGATAACGGAGCATAATCAATTATTTATTTAAAAGGGTGGTTTCGATCACCCTTTTTTTAAAACACTATTGAAATGACAAAAAAAGAATTATCGCCACTGGCGAAAACATATTTCGATAGTTCTCCAGAATTAAAAGAGATTTACGGAACGGAGGATAAGCATTTTTGGTATAAAGAAATTCAAGCGATAAACTATTGCAAGCGTGAAAAAGAATATTTCAAGTTTGTAAAAGAGGATTTCGAGAAACCAAAAAAAGCAGCTCCAAAAAGCAAATCGAAACCAAAAAAAGCGGAGGATTAACGAATGGCAGGAATAACATTTAACAGAACGGGTAGCGGTTTAGGTAGGCAGCAACCCGGAAACGATTATATTTCAGGATTAATCTTTCAAAATACATCGGCTTTATTATCAGGAGCAGTTCAAAAGGTTTCAACGCTTGCAGAAGCTGAGGTATTGGGTGTGACTGTTGCCGCTTATCCAATTGAGCATTATCATATATCGGAATTTTTCGAGATAGCAGAAAAGGTTAATGGATTGGCGCAGGGTATTCTTTATTTTATGATTAAGAATATAGCCACAACCACTTATGACGGCTCAGAAATTGAAGATATACAAAACTTTGCGAAAGGTGATATTCGTCAAGTTGGGGTATTTTTATATGACCCTTATTTGGCTGCGATGGTAACTGATTCACAAAGTAGCGCGACAGTTCTTCAAACCGCAGATAGACCACTTAGTGTGTTATTAACGGCTGATTTTACAGCGTTAACAATTGCCGGACTTGCAGATGCTCGAACTTTAACAAGTAAGAATGTTTCTATTGTAATCGGTGAAGATTCTGATGGTGTAGGGGGTGCGCTTGCAACCTCTGAAAGCACAGCTATTTCAACTTTGGGAGCAAGTCTTGGAGCTGTTGCCGTTGCTGCGGTTCATGAAAATATCGGTTGGCGTGGTAAGTTTGATCTTACTCACGGAACGGAATACGAAGTTTTAAACTTTGCAACTGGGGAGGCTTTAGCAGATCAATCACAAGCGACTATCGATGCGCTTACCGAAGATGGGTATCTTTTTTTAGTAAAGGAAACCGGAATAAATGGTTCGTTTCATAACGATTCACCAACAGCGGAGGCAATTACTTCCGATTTTGCGTATATCGAAAACAATAGGACCATTGATAAGGCTGTGCGCTTAGTTCGTGAAAACCTTATTAATAAAATAAACGCTCCTTTATATGTTGACCCTTCAACGGGAAAACTTTCAGAAGCTACTATTTCAGATTTCAAAAACGATGCTTTCAAAGCACTTGAAAACATGGCTGCAAATGCTGAAATAAGTACTAACACTGACGGCTCACTTCCACAAAATAGCGTGGTAATTGACCCAGATCAGGACGTATTAACAACCTCAAATATTACACTGACTATTAAGATAGTTCCTGTTGGGGTTGCGAGAACAATTACTGTAAACATCGGCTTTGCCGTTTCAATATCTTAATATTATGAGTGTACCATTAATAAACGGGAGAGCATACGATTATACTCAAATAACTGCGGTTGTTTTAGGGGTTCCACTTCCTAGTATATCTAATATTAGTTATACAGAAGAAGCGAGCAAAGAAAATAATTTCGGTGTTGGTAATCGTCCAGTAAGTAGAGGTCAGGGAGCAATAAACGCAAGTGGTTCAATTGATATTTCAATGAATGACGTTGAAGCTTTGCGTGATGCTGTTGATAACGGCTCTTTGGTTGGTATTCCATCTTTCGACATTGTTGTTGTATTTGGAAACCCTCAAAAGCCAGTAACACACGTTCTAAAAAATTGTGAATTTCTTGATGATGGTGTTGAAGCCGCGCAAGGTGATACCGATTTGAAAAGAACGTTCAACCTTATTTTGTCTCACGTAAAATATAGATAATAAATGCCGCAAGCAGTAAAAATAGAAGGAATGAAGTCAACAGATTATTCTTTTGACTTCGAAGGTTCAGAATTGAAATACACGATTCAAGAACCTACATTCGATCAAATCACCGCAGCTTTAAGTCAAGTAAAGGCAACCGGACAGATGGATATGATCGGATCGGGGAAAGTGATTTGGGAGCTATGTTGTATAAAAGCAGATAAAAAAATCGAGGATAATCCTCGTGTTTTAATTTCTGTATGTATTGAATTAGCGAGTGAATTTGCGCTGCCTGTTGACATTGAGATAAAAAAAAAATAAGTGATTATTCGCTTAGTACGGAATCAATAGGATTAGAGCAGAAAATAGCTTTAATCCTATTTTTTTTACACGTTGATCCCACAAAACAACCCGACCCGATAGATTCAATAGGTAAAAATTGGAACAGGATTTTGTATCTTGCAAAACTACAATTATTACCATTGCCGCAATTACCATTAAAATTTGAATAGTATGCCGAATGATGTAAAATATTCCATATCTCTACAAGATAAGTTTTCTTCTAAGATGGGCGCAATTCAAAAGCGCACACAAAGTTTTGATAAAACAATTGGGCGAACTATAGGGCGTTTTGCGGGGTTTGCTGCCGTTGGTGCTGTTCTTACTTCGTCAATCAAAAAGATGGCTGATTTTGAAGAACAAGTATCGAACCTTTCAGCAATTACTGGAGCAACGGGGCAAGATTTAGAGTTTCTAAAAAACAAAGCGATTGAACTTGGTGGGGCAACGACAAAAAGTGCCGAAGATACTGTTAAAGCGTTTAAATTAATTGCATCGGCAAAACCTGAATTATTATCAAATGGAGCGGCACTTGCGAAAGTAACAAAAGAGGCTATTACGCTAAGTGAAGCTTCTGGATTAGAATTACCGGCAGCGGCAACCGCTTTAACTGACGCGATGAATCAATTTGGTTTGGCAGCCGATCAATCAGGAAGGGTTATTAATTTACTTGCAGCGGGTTCAAAGTTTGCAGCAGCAGAAATTCCAGATTTAACAATGTCGTTAAAGGAATTTGGTGGTGTTGCTGATAGTTTAGGAATAAGTATTGAAGAATCAGCCGCAGCCGTTGAAACGTTATCGAGTAAAGGTTTAAAAGGTTCAAGGGCAGGTATGAATCTTAGAAACGTGTTTCTAAAACTTGGTGCAAGTACGGATAGAAATTTGAATCCAAAAATAGTTGGCTTAAGTAAAGCACTTGAAAATCTTGCTCCTATTCAGGACAATACAAACGAGCTAACTAAAATGTTCGGTAGGCAGAATGTTCTTGCAGCGCAAACGATTATAAAACAGCGCGATAGATTAGATGAGTTAACTGAATCTATGACTGGAACAAATATTGCTTATGAGCAAGCGAGAGTTAATACCGATAATTTGAATAGTGATGTTGCAAGGTTAAGTTCTTCGTGGGAAAAGTTTGTTCTAAATATGGATAGAGGGAGCGGTACAATTTCAAAGGCTTTAAGGGGAACTGTTCAGCTAGTAACAAAACTTATTGATGCTCTTGATGAACTAAATAAAACAGAAGAACAAAGAACAGAATCTCGCTCTGCAAAATTAGTAGAGGGGTTTAAAGAAAAATCACTTTCAACTGTTAAAACAGAGGCAGAATTTCAGAATGCAATTGCCGAATCAAGAAAAAGAGCGGCTCACTTTCTTGAACAGGACAAGCAAATTTTAGAAGATTCAGGACGAAAAGAATTAAAAAAAGCTAAAAATCTATTAAGCATTGAACAAACTCTAACGGCAGCAATGAGTCCAAAAAGAGTAGAAAAAGCTAAAAGATTAATTGAGGCAGAACGATCGGTTAAGGCATACGGAGAATATATCAGAAAACTTGATAAAATGGGGCGCGAAGGTTTTAAAGCTAACCAAAACGAAATTACCACTGATGCAGTAGTAGATGAATCAGGACTAAAAAAAGTCACCGATCAAGTAACAAAAATCACCTCCGCAGCTCCTAAAGTATTCAATATTAATATAGCAAAGTTTGTGGAAAACTTTTCTGTTAATAGCGAAACGGTAGAGGGCAGCGAAAGTGATGTTATGAACTTCTTTAAAGAAGGGATGATTCGTATGCTCGCAGACGTTCAAGCCGTAGGAGCTTAATTCTGCGGTTCTTCTTTTTGTTCAAAGTGATTAATATCTAAGGTTAATAGTTTATCATTGTCACCTTTTACAACAAAATAGTTCTCTTTGTTGTATTGTACCACTTGAATAGCTTCGTAAAATTTGCCGGTTGTCAACTGGTCTTTTACTCCGATAATTGCTTTTAAATAAGTCTTTAGCATTGTTATTAAATTAAATTAGTAAGTATTTTTTAATTCTTTAAGTTTTCTATGTATTAATAATTGGGTTCTCTTTGCTTGTATTAGTTCAGGGGGGCAGTCAGCGAGTGGGATGGATAATCTTGATGATATATATGAATCGGCTAAGTTTTTTCGTATTTCTTTACTGTGTGCATTTATCTTCTCTTTATTAGCTTTATTGTATGCATCTCTTTTATCTTTATTAGCCTCACGATATATTTTCATTTTTGCTGTTAGTTTCTCTTTATTAGCCTCACGGTATGCTTTGTGGTATTCTTTTCTTCTATCTTTATTAGCCTCATAGTATGCTTTGTGGTATTCTTTTCTTCTATCTTTATTAGCCTCATGGTATGCTTTTATTTTCTCTTTATTAGCTTCTCGATATGATTTACCTTTTACATTTACCTCCTCTTTATTGGCTTCGTAATACACCTTGCTATACGCTTTTCTTTTCTCTTTATTAGTTTCGTTATATACTTTCTTATAATCTTTAATACACTCTTTACATTGATACTTACCTTTCCTAAAAAAATCAATACCCTTTACCTCTCCGCATTTTGAACACTTTTTCATAGTTTTAAGGATTTAAAGATTCAATATTAGGTTTTTCGTTTCTGGCTTTTGCATACTTGATTTTTAAACTTGCAGATTGAAACTGCCGACCAATAGTTGAATTTATTTGGGATGCTTTCTCATGTCCGATTTTACTATCTAATAACTGTCTTAACGTTGTAGCCAGAATTTCATCTAGTTCTTTAATTTTCATAATTTTAATTATTAATTAGGTTTCTACTTTTACAAACATAATACTATTTACTTAATTTACAAAATTTATTTTTAGTATATTTGTTTATGCTTAGACTTCACAGCGAAATAACAATTGGGAACTTGCGGTTTAACTACGTTACGAGCGTAAATATCAATACCTCATGGGAAACGTTAACAGATACTGCGACCATTGTTTTGCCGAGTAAACTAACCAATAAAGACAACGAAAGTATAAAGGGAAAGATTAATACGGGCGATGCTGTCACTATTAAACTTGGCTATTATCCTAATCTTACAACACGATTCACGGGTTACGTTTCCAAGATTGTGCCTAACAACCCTATGAAAATTCATTGCGAGGATGAAAGTTTCTTATTGAAACAATCCACTATAAAGAATTATTCTAAAAAGGACGTAACACTGCAGCAGTTAATAAGCGATAATTATAGTGGTGAAGCAGTTGTCGAAGATGCAACTCTTGGAAACTTTAAGATTGATCGTGTTTCGATGGTAAAAGTATTTCAAGAACTGAAAAATAAATATAAGATTCAATCGTGGTTTAGAAATGGAGTTCTTTATTCCGGCTTGGCATATCTTCCGGGCGAAGGAACAACACAAGATTTTCACTTTCAAAGAACCATAATCAGCGGTTCAAATCTTATTAAGATACAAGATGACGAATTAAACACAATCGCGCACGGGGTATCGGTACAGCCTGACGGCTCAAAGATTGAATTATACACATATTATGAACTTGGAAAAATAGTCACGAAAGAAGGTGACCCCGGTGGAGATTTAAACACAATGACTATTCCGGGAAGAACTAAAGCGCAAATGACCGAATTTTTAGAACGTTGGCTGCCTAATCTTTACTATTCAGGATTCAAGGGTTCATTTACTACCTTTGGTGAGCCAATTGTTCAACATGGGGATATTTGCAATATAACTGATTTAAAGATTACCGAAAGAACAGGTAAATATATCGTAAAAGCGGTTAATATAACCTTTGGAATGAACGGATATAGACAACAAATCGAACTAGATATTCAGCAGACAGATGAGTAAAACAACAGATATATTCTTTGAATTGGTTAGTATTTGGGCGAAAGAAAACGAGCTTTATTCTAAACAAGGAACTATCGTTTCAGTAGATGAAAGCGCAAAAACTACTATTGTTTCTCCTTCCGATGGTGGGTCTGACATTTTAGATGTTCGCCTTGAATCTGATGAAAACAGCGAAAGCAAGGGGTTTTTTGTTGTTCCCTCTGTTGGTAGTTTGGTGATTGTTACTTTCATTAGTCCGCAAGAAAGCTTTGTTTCTGCATGGACTGAAATTGATACCGTTGTTGCAAAGCAAGGTCAATGGACTTTTAATGAAGGTGAAAACGGTGGGTTAACTATTACCCCTGAATTACAAACGCAGCTTGATAAAACAAATGCTTTACTGGAAGGATTAATTAATGTAATAAGTGGGACGTCTATACCAGAACCGGGTAACGGCGCACCAAGTGCATTACAAACAGCACTTTCAGCAGCTATAACGGGGAAAAGTCTTGGTGATTATAGTAATATAGAGAACGAGGCTGTAAAACATTAAAAATGATTATATTTGAAATATGATAAGCAAAGATTTTTTTTTAGACACAGATAATAATCTTTCTATTGCAAGTGGTGATCT